TTGCTCCTTCACCAGTAATACGACTACCACCAATCTCAACTTCTGAATTTGTGGTATCTACAATGAATACATCACCACCATCAGAGTCCTTGCGGACAAGCAAGGCTTCTGTATCATTTACATCTATTGTAGAAGTGCCTTGCAACACTTCGCTTAGTGTTAATGCTATCCCGCCAGATACAGTAAGGTCACCAGTAATAGTGACATCACCATCCATTTCTCCGCCATTGCCAAGATTTTTGACATTAGTTTGCCCCATTGAACCAAACATATTAAATCTCCACCATTCTTACTGCACCAGTAGTTGTGCTAGTAGAGTTAAAGTTAAAATATACAGTATTCCCTAATCCTCTAGGTACTGTAATAAAGAATTGAGTATTTGCTGGTATTAGTAAATCATTACTAGCATTAACATTGGTTTCAGTTGTAGTAAAGTTGTAGTATACTTCTACTACTGAGTAAACACCAAGAGTTGCTGTGCTAGGGGTTAATAATTTATGTGATGTGTTTGCAACGTCTGCTGAACTGCCTGCTGTTCCCGCTGTTGATACTGTCCAAGTACCTCCAGTTGTTACGTTAAGTGCTTCCTGTACGGAATGTCTGTGTAGGTCTGCCATTTTCCTTCCTCTCTAAGCCTGACAATAGCGTGAATGAGACTGTGCTATGTCGTTATTATTTTTTAAGTTTTTTCTTTAATTTTTTAACTGCTTTTTTTGCAGTGCTAGGTGCTTTATATAAACTCCAATCTGAAACTCCCATTACCCTCTCATAGCCTTTTTCTTTTAGCCAGTCAAGTTTTTCAGGGTGCTTTTTTAAAGTTCCTTCTTCAAGTTTCTCTACGTTACCTAAGTTTGGTTTTTTCCAAAATTGCATAATACCTCCAGTATAGTGGGGGCAGATAAACCACCCCCACATATCATCTTAGACTATTAAATGTTTGCGAAAGCAACACCTTTAATATTGTCAGAATCGTCAATCAACTTTACCCCATAGAGCAAATCGGAAACTACCTTAGTTCCAAGAGCATCTACAGAATATTCGCTCTGAACACGAACGCTTTGCTGTGAAGCAAAAACTGCCGCACTTTTATGGAAGATTCCACCAGCGACTGTTCCATCAGTTAATGCACTCGATACAGTATTGGACATATAAACGTCAATTCCGTAAAGTGAACCAACCATCCCAGAACGAAGTCCCTTGTTGCCTTCGCCAACTGCATCATTTCTAATGAAGTATTGAGCGATACCAGCAGAAGGATTCAAGATGTCTGCAAACAGGGTTGGATTAACAACCATTGAACATTCACCATCCATATAAGGTACATCGTTTTCGCCTAGAGTAGCGAGAGCCGCTTCAAATGTTGCGGCATTTAGAGTGTTGTCAGCAGAAAGGTCTTGAGATTGATTAAGACCATCTAATTCTGCCCATATGTCAGCATCAACTTGACGAGCAAGAGCCTCACCCATCATCCTAGCGTATTTTTCTACTAAATCCGCCTCACTTTGAATTAATGCCACATCTTCAAATAATTTTGCGACATATTTGTGTTTATTGATTGATAGCTGTGTTGTTGTGGTTGCAGTAGCGTCATAAGATACGTCTGCACCAGCACTTTTGTCTGAAGCACTTACGATGCTCATTTCAGGAATGTTAATTGCATCGCCATAACCTTTTCCCGCTACTAAAGCAGAGTAGTCATCTACTAAGCCACGAAAGACTGTTTTTCTCTCGAAGTATTTGTAGATTCCATCAGCCCAAATTTCTGGTATGAAATGTTGGTCTGTTGTAGTCGTTACAGGACTACCTTGATAATGTTTAGCCATTTATTTTACCTCTTTATGTATGACTCCAATATCGTATTCCAATTACTTCTTCGCTCTTCTCCAGACATATTAGTCCAATCCATAGTGTTTTTAGTTGGGATTGTCCCTTTTCTGTCGGGAGGGTTTTGTTTTTCTACTTCTGCAAACTCTTCCACGATACTAAGAAGGACTTCTGTTTCGACATTGGCAAATTTTTCACGTTTCGATTCAGGAAGTTGAGATAAAGCAACCTCTCGAAGTTTCACATCCATTGATTCCCATTTTTCCTTAAAAGGCTTATAGGAGTCAATCTGCTTTATAAGTTCGGCATTTAACTCTTGCCACTTTTCTTCTTCTTGAAGTTTTGTTCTTCTACCTTCTTCCTCTTTTGTTTTAAAAGATTCAAGAGAACTGCGAAGTTCATTTCTTTCTGAAATAACTTCATTTAATCTTGAAATTGGTACATTATTTTCGTCTTTAGTGACGGGTTCCTGTTTTACATCTGTTTCGATGGTCTTTTCTTCAGACATTTTTACCTCTTTAGTGAGTTAGTAAATTATGCAAGAATTGGTCTTGCATTAAAGTTATGCTATAATGTAAGTTAGTCAAGTAATCTAATGCAAGAAAAAAATTACGAATTTAAAAGAAAGTGGTTTGAATATTTAGGTTACAAACCGCATAATGGTCAGTTGCCCTTACATTTTCCTGAAAAGAGTGATGCTAGATTTCAAGTTGTTGTTTGTGGGAGAAGATTTGGTAAGACTTGGGCAAGTGCGATGGAAGCCACCTATGTGGCATCTCAACCCAATAAACGTATTTGGGTTGTTGGGATGTCGTATAAGAAAGCTCGTTTGATATTTCGTGAGATTTGGCAAAGGATGGTCATTGGTCATCCTGACGATATTGATAAGGCATCAGAAAAAGATATGTATATCCGCTTTAAGTGGGGTACTATAGTAGAGGGGATGTCTGCTGACAATCCTTCAAGTCTTGTAGGGGAAGGTCTTGACCTACTTGTAATTGATGAAGTTGCCAAAATGAATAAAAAGATTTGGGATATGTATTTATCTCCAACAGTAGCAGGGAGAAAGGGAAAAGTTATCTTTATTACTACCCCAGAGGGAAGAAACTGGATATATGATTTATTTAAACTTGGGTCAGATGACCCGCTATGGGAAAGTCATACTTCTCCATCTTGGGTAAATCAATATGAATTTCCACTGGGATTGAGTGACCCAGCAATAATTGAGCGAAAAAGAAATATGTCAAAAGAACTTTTTGGGCAAGAATTTGGAGCAGAGTTTTCTGTATTCGAGGGCAAAGTGTGGAATTTTCATAGAGATTTAGACGTTGGAGACTTCCCTTACGACCCAGACTTGCCCACATATTGCTCAATCGACTTCGGTTATCGTCAACCCGCAGTTCTTTTCTTGCAAACTTATTGGGAAGACGATATAGAACATATTAGAATATTTGACACTATTCTACATAAAAAAGATATAAAAACAGAAGATTTAATCAAAATGATTAAGACAAAAGGATACCCTATTATGTCTTACTATGGTGACCCTGCTGGTTCAAATGTGCAAGGTCAATCTGGAAGAGGAGATATGGAAATTTTCAGACGCAGTGGGATTGGGATATTATCTACAAGAGACAGGATTAGTAGAAACATTGTTAATAGCGTTGCTTACACAAGAGGATTCTTTGAAAGTGCTGATGGTGTTAGACGAGTCCACGTTGACAAAAGATGTACTGATATGATAGAGGATTTTGAAGAATATAGGTATCCAGAAACAGAAGAAGGTAAACCAATTAAAGAAGAACCTCATAAAGATGGATACCACGACCACGGGAATGATGCCTTTAGGTATTTTATACTTAATCGCTTCCCAATGAGAAACCAAGAAATGAAAAGGATTCAAAGATGATTCAAAAAATGCTAAAGGATAAACTATTAGAGACTAAATTGATGATGTCTCATGCAAGGCGTAATGAGATAAGAAAACATCTCGACTACTACTCTGGTGTATCAACAGAACAATACATAGGTAACTATTTTAGTGGAGACGCATTCCAAGAGATACCGCCAAGTGTTACAAACTTTACAAGAAAGTTCATTAACAAGATTAGTAGAATATATAGCCTAGGGGCTAATAGAAATGTAGGCGATGCGAGTGAAAGATATATGCAACTTACTCCTACCAAAGATGTGCGAATGAAACACTCTGAAAGGATGACTCGTTTAGTTGGAACTATTGCCAATCGTGTATACTGGGTAAATGATACATTCGATTATCGTCCAATTTACTATTTTGAAACATATTTTGATGAAAACCCTTTTGAGCCTACTGCTATTGTCTATCCTTTGCTCAATAACACCTCTGACCTATCTAATACCGATAATCTCCAATGGGAATACTGGGATATGGATAAATATGGGATTATGAATGAAGATGGGAAGATGATTGAAGAAGTTGAGAACCCTTATGGGGTTTTGCCTTTTGTTTTTACCCATAGAGAAGACCAACTGGATTCTTTTTTTGTTGAGGGTGCTAGTGACGTAGTTAATTGTAATGAACAAGTTAATATTGCCTTAACTGAAATGAATTTAGGAATGAGGTTTAATATGTTTGGTCAGCCGTGGGTTACAGGACTTAGAGCAGACCAAAGTATGTTAAGGGCTGGTTCAAATACTATTTTAGATATGGGAGAAGATGGAGCATACAATATAACAAGCCCAAGTGGGAATATTCAAGAAGCCATCGATAATATTAAGTTCCAAATTGAACTTGTGGCATCTAATAACCACTTATGGATTCAATGGGCTGAGTCTGGTGGTGAAGTGCCTAGTGGTATTTCATTAATGATTAAAGATATGGAACGTAAAGAAGATTATTATGATGATATAGCACTCTGGAGAATGTATGAGCAAGAGTTCTATAATGTAGAGCGTTCTATTGCTGAATACAATGGAGTTGCTCTTCCTGAAGAGTTTGGCGTTGATTTCCAAGAGGTTGAATACCCTAAAACAGTCCAAGACCAAATCCTTAAAGACGAATTTGACATTAAACATAACCTAATGACCAGAGCAAAGATAATGGTGCGTGAAAACAAAGACTTAACGACAGAGCAAGCCCAGAAACTAATAGATGCCAATAGGAAAATCAATGAAAAAGAAAACACCGACTCAGTATTTACTCAAATCCGTAAGGGAGTTGGACAAGATAAATAATGTAGAGTTTGAACTTGATGGTCATTTGCGTAGGGTAATAGAAAATCCTGAACAATGGGCAGAAGAGCAGGCTGAACGTGCCATTCTTGAGAATACTGAACGATACTTAGATGCAAAAGAACTAGGAGAGAATTTCTGGGATGAAATTAGAAATATCAGTTAATTTTGATTTTGGCAAACTTGCAGGGAATGTAGAGAAACTTACTCAAGACTATGTAGAGGGGTTTGCAAGGAACTCTGAAAAAATATCAAAAGAAATAATTGATAGCGGTAAACTTGCCCCATTAAAGCCATCTACTGTCAGGTGGAGAAAGCAAGAAGGGCATCCAACAAGCCCCCCTCTTAAAAAAAGTGGGGAATTATACAATAGCATCAAGGCAGAAGGGAATGTTCTCTCCCTAAAAAAATATGGAAAGTATCATAATGATGGGAAAGTCCCAACCACTGTTGCAAGACCTTTTATTTCTGGTGTGGGTATCACAGATATAAAAAATAGAGAAAAATTTGATAAAAAATTTATGCAAGACCTCAGAAAAGCCTTGCGTTCAAACGTAAAGGTTGCATCAATAGGTTAATAAGGATTAGTTTATGGCTAAGAAGAGAGAAATTGATGAACAGGATAGAAGACTACTTATTGAAATTGCTACTGGAATGTCTTACGACACAAGAATCTTCGCTGAAAGACTTAGACAGGAAGTTGACCGCCTTAGAAGAGGTGGTGTTGATGAACAACAGATTATTGGGGTTCTTGAGCGAGACTTTAGCACCAACGGGAGGATTTTCGGAGAACTCAGAAATGCAATTAAACGAGGACTTGTTGGCGGAATTAATCAAGCATTCCGCAGAACTGGAGCAATGGGGCAAAGCCTAAGATGGATTGCCATTTCAAAAAATCTTTGTGATGATTGCCGTACTAGGGCAGGGGAAATTGATACTTGGGAAGGCTGGGAAGCCAGAGGGCTACCCGCAAGTGGGTGGAGCATCTGTAAGGAGTATTGCTATTGTCAATTAATGCCCGAATCTCTCGATATAGACGATACTATCCAGTTATGAAAAAATTCACCCTCCTCACTTGCCTATGTATAACTTGCAAGTGGACTTGGGAAGTATTGGGGGTTGAAATAGACAGGGAACAGAATTGCCCTGAATGTAAGTCTTTTGATGTGTTTACTTATCCGAAGAAGACAAGTTAAGTGCTTTTTCTCGTTTTATTATTTGTCCCTGCCAAGCCTTTCTTTGTGCTGGGGTTTGTCTTCCCTGCTTTGGTCTTGAAAGACCTGCTTTCTCAGCCCTCTCTCTCCAACGCCTAGCCTCTCTCCGCTTTTTATTCTTTTTATCTACTGCTTTTTGCTTCTGAGTTAGTTCTGTTTTTGTAGGTGGCGTGTCTGGCACTACAGGACGTTGGGGCATTACCTCATAATCCGCATCAAAGACCTCTACTTCTTTAGAATCTTGCGTTGTAAGAAACTTCTCAAAAGGACTCTTATGATTAGCAACCTCTACACGCTTAATAAGTTTACCTGAATGCTCTAATACTAATCTACCAGCCTGAACATTCCCTGCTTCCGCCTCTCTAATCATACTATTTAATATATTAGGCAGTTTCGCACCAAAGGTTACCATATATTTCTGATAGAAGACCTCAACAAACTCTGGGTCTTTCAGCCAATTATGGATGGTGGCACTGGTAACACCAGATTTTTCCGCTACATCCTTAATCTTAGCCTCAGGGTCAGTAACTAACATATCTATAGCAATCCCCATAGAAGGCTTTAACTTGTCAGGTAGATTAACACTCATTATGGTATATTATACGGACTTTCTTATTTTTATACAAGGGTTTTGGACTTTCTTTTGGACTTTCTTTCGGGGCAATGTTATAAGACTTTGTTTTTATTTATTTTGAGGGGAACGTGGGTAAACGCATATACCTCGGAACTTATCACCCCTAGGGGGTCAATTTCAAGTAAAATCTCAAGTATTTTCATAATATAACCTATTTAAGTTAAGAAGCAAGGGGAATCTCAAATACTTTCATAAGTTAACATAAAACGTAGTTCTGTCAACCCCCTAAATAAAAAAACTTTCTTGGGTTGCATTTGGTGGTGTGGAGTGCTACACCAAACAAAGACCATCATAACTT